ATATTGCACGTGCCAAATGTGCCTTGTCCACATTCAGCAAAACAGCACAAGCAAGTGGTAACATTGCAAATCAGTTCGCATTAGACGTTCAAAAGGATTTTGACGGCGTTGCAACCAAGATTGCAGGTATTGCCAAAGCAGGTGCAACACTCGGTCTTGTGGGTGCCGCAGGTATCGCAGGATTCGTTAAAACTGCATCGGGTCTTGAAACCACTGCACTGCAAATGGACGCACTCATTGGCAACACAGAGCAAGCACAAAAGGTGTACGGCCAACTGTACAATTACGTGCTTGGTAAGCCAATTGCATTCCCTGATGCATCAAAAGCCGCCGCAACATTGCTTGGTTATGGTCGTACGGCTGAACAAGTCATACCAGACATGAAGACATTGAGCACCCTTTCAATCGTGAACGGTGCTGATTTACAGGCATTATCACTCGTATTCGGTCAGGTGACATCACGTGGTGCGTTATTCGGTCAAGATGCATTGCAGTTAATCAACAACCGTATTCCATTGACCAACATTCTTGCACGTAAACTCGGTACATCAATGGAAGATGCCGCCAGTAAAATCAATGGTGGTCAAATTTCTGCTGAACAATTTACCGAAGCAATGCGTGAATATGCTGAAAGTTTGGACATCGACAAATTCGCAAACTCATTCCAAAACCGTATGATTTCATTATCTGGTTCAATCCGTTCATTCGGTTTGACGATTCTTGGTCTTAAAATTGACCCAATCAAGGGGTTAATGGTTGAATCAGGTGGACTGTTTGACCGTATCAGCAATGGTGTATCACAGCTTGGACCCATGCTGAAATCACTTGCACCACCAATTAAAAGCGTGCTTGGTTTCATGGCTGATAATCTCGGTACAATCGTTGCATTGCTTGGCTCACTCGGTGCGGCATTCGTAGCGGCAAAAGTTGGTTCATTCGTTGCCGGCATTGCGGCACTTGCACCACAGTTTCACATCTTTATTACGTCAATCAAAGCAGGTGCAACGGCTGTACAAGCATTGAACGTTGCCATGCTTGCAAACCCTGCAGGTCTGATTGTTGCAGGTGTGGTTGCAGTTGCGGCGGCACTTGCATTCCTGCAAATCAAATTCAACATATTCGGCAAAGCATTTGAAGCATTGAAACCGACAATCGCAACCGTGCAAAATGCATTCAAACAATTATGGGATTTCTTGAAGCCTGTACGTGATTTCGTAGCAGGTCAGTTGAAATCGGCGTTTGATAGCATCGTAAGCATCGGTAAACAGCTTGCAGACAGTTTCAAACCCGTTATTGAAACATTGAAGCAAATACTGGCAAACAAGGTCGTACAAAACGTTCTGAAAGGCATTGGAATTGCCTTGCTTGCGATTGTGGCGGCACCTGTGGTTGCATTCTTTGCGGCAGTTATTGCAGTCATCACAGTCGTATCAAAGGTACTCGGATTTGTTGCACAACACTTTGAAACCATTAAAAAGGTGGTATTGACCGTCATGGCAATTGCACTTGCACCACTCATTATCGTCATCGGTGCAATCGTACTCGCAATCAAGGGTATCATTGCAGTCGTGCAAAACTGGTCAAAGATTACCGAAGCCGTGGGCAACGTGTTCAAGAAAATTGGCAATACAATCAAAAAAGCATTCGAACCTGTCGTAAAGGTATTTCAGACGGTTGCAGGTGTCATAAGTTCAGTGTTCAGCACCATTGGAAGTGTCATATCAGCCGTTTTCAATACGATTGTGGGTATTTACAATGCGACACTTAAACCCGTCTTACAGGGCATCATATACGTCATTACAGCGATTGCAACAATATGGTGGACTGTGTGGAGTGGTATTGCACAAGTCGTATTCACGGTTGTCAGCACCATTGTTCAGATTATCGGAGTGATTTTATACGGTATTGCGACATTCATTTTCAATAACATTCTGACACCGATATTCAACTTCTTTGTGACGGTATGGAATGGCATTGTTTCAGTGGTCACAACAGTGGTCAATGCAATCGTAAACGTGGTTGTCAGCGTGTTCACAACGGTCAAGAATTTCGTTACAAGCGTTTGGAATGCTATATACAGCACTGTTTCAAGCGTACTTTCGTCAATATGGAATACCGTATCAAGCGTATTTTCAACCGTGTACAACTTCATTGCCGGCATCGTCAGTTCAATATTCAATACTGTACGAAACACATTCAATTCAATATGGTCAACGATTTCAAGCATTGCATCGAGCATTTGGAATACCGTATCAAACACGTTCAACAACATCAAAAACACTGTGGTCAACGCAATCACAGGTGCATTAAATGGTGTCAAAAACATGGCAAGTGATTTCATCACTGCTGGTAAAAACATCATTGACGGTATCGTAAAGGGTATTATCAACGCAAAAGACATGGTTGTGAACAAGATTAAAGACATCTGTTCAGGCGCATTAGATGCAGTCAAATCATTCTTTGGAATCAAATCACCGTCACGTGTCATGGCAAAAATGGGTGGCTACATCATGGAGGGATTCGGCAACGGTATTGAAGACGAAACCAGTGCTGTTGCACGTCAGATGTTTAATGCCGCACAAAGCGTTCAAGACAGTTTCAGCCCGCAATTAACTGGTGTTGTGGACTATTCAAACATTGCCCGAAACGGTGCATTGCCACTTGCTCAACAGGGTGGCAGTCGTACATTACAGGTTTACGGTGACATCAATATTGCAAGCGAAGTTGATGCAGATGCATTCCTGACACAAGCAGGTATGACACGTGAGGGTCAATTAACAGAGAGAGGTATGGCATCATGAGCAGAAAATTATATGTAGGAAACTTTGACCCTGATACAATCAACGGGTTTGAAATTGACCAAATACGACCTGATGCATTACCAAACAAAATCATCAATGCGATTCGTCTTGCACTTGCAGACGGTGAACGTTTGGTTGCACAGAATTTTGAGAATCGTAAAATCACGGTGCTTGGTCATTTCTATGCAGGGTCACGCAGTGCCTATGAAACTGCACGTGACACGCTTCTTGGCGTGTTTAACAGTCAAACCGTACAGACTATCGTTTTTGAACAAAGTGGCTCAGACAGGCGTTATACGGGCGTATATGAAAACATGTCATTTGAGTACAAAGACAATGGTACGTGTATTGTCACGATTATTTACCGTTGTACTGACCCATTCGGTGAAAAAGTTGCACCAACCACGTTCTTTGATGAAGTCGTGACCTCTGAAACCACACGTGTTATTGATGCAGGTGGTAACATTTACGGCTTGCCAAAAATCACGGCACGCATTGAAGACATTGACGATGATGAAGCTGAACGCACCTTTGCAGTATCAATTACGCAGGGTACAGACACACGCCGATTGGCAATCACACGCATTTGGAATATCAATGACACCGTGACGGTTGATAGTAAAAAGCAACGTGTATACGTCAACGGCTCACAGGTTGAATTCTCTGGTCAATGGCCACGTGTACTGAAAACCAACACATTCAGATTCAATATGGTAGATGCCGCAACATTTGAAGTTGATTTACTGGTAACATATAACGAGAGGTACTTGTAATGAAAACCACATACTTACGCAACAAAATTCTTGACCACGTTACCGGCAAAGCCACGTACACCAAACCTGCAAATACATATTTGGGATTGCTCAAAGAAGACCCGACTGTTGCAGGACTGACAACATATGAAGTGTCAGGTGGTGGGTACACTCGTGAACAAGTCACATGGGAAACCGCCGCAGACGGCATGATTAAATCTGATGCACTCATTGAGTTTGAGAACATGCCAGCAAGCACAATCAAGTATTGGGCGGTGTTTGATGCATCAACAGCAGGTAATATGCTGTACTATTTCCCAATTGCCATACCACTGCAAGTTTCAGCCACTCAAGATGTAACCATAGATGCAGATAATCTGATATTGCGTGAGGTTTAACAGCCATGTTTTCAACTGACTGGAAACTTGGAAAAGCCGCCGCCAATGATAATACGGTAGGTACAACGGCTTGGAATGAACCCAATGACGTGCTCAACAAGAATGAAGCACTGGTTAGTGATGCATCATGGTTTACAGCGTTTCTTGACCAATTCGGGCAAGATTTCATTGCACGTGATGTCAGACTGTGCATCGACGGTGACGTAATCGGTACGAATCAAGCCGCCAATGAAGTATTTGGTTATACGAAAGTCACACAAACAATCGGTTCAAGCTCGAATGATTGGGGTGCAACTATCACCTCTGAAATGTTGCGTAATTCATCATTTGGCGTTGCTGTTTCAATGGCACGTTTCACGTCACCGTCAACGGTTGCTGAACAAAGCCAATTCCTGATGATTACGGGTATGCGATTCAGAATACCGAAAAACGCCGTTGTGACAGGCGTTGAAGTGCGTTTGCGTGGTAATCGTGACTATGCGGGGCCAGGCATTGATTATGGGTATCTGTATTGGATTGAAATGCGTGTGCATTATGATTATGACGTTGTATTTGACGGTTCTGGTGTCAGTGCTGGATTCGTGCAGTTCAATGAAGAACCAGAGCATGAAATCAGCCAACAAAAGCAATATCAGTACCATGCATTTGCCCGAAACGTGTTCATGGGTGAGTGGAAAGACGTGACAACCATTCCGAAAATCTTGAATGCAATCAACACATTGCCTGGGCAACTTGCAATCAATCTTGCACGTAATCTTGAATCACGTGAGATTGAACACGACACTATTGAATTATCTGGTTACGGTGGTGATTTGCTTGTGATGACCGGCACGAATGAAGAAATACTTGCACAGTATGAATCAGATTACGGCGTTGGTGAGGGTACAGACCTTGATGTTGACCACACAGTGAAAGTTAAAGAGTATTACGGTGGCTGGGAGGGTCTTTTGACCCATGAGGGTGAACCACTTTTGACATCACAGCTCGAACCATTACAAGTTGCTGTTGGTTACCCACGTGGTCGTATGTACTATCACGGCTATGTCAGTGAATTTGGCTTGAATTACACGCCTGATGACGTGACAACCGATGTAAAGCTGTTGCACATATCTGATGAGCTCAACAATGATGTATACCGTACTGCTGATACGCTCGAACTTGACAACCCGTCTGCAAATGCAGGTGGTTGGGGTTTTGGCACTATCATGGGCAAACCGTACCCTGGCGAAATAACGTCAGTTGGTCAATCATTCAGGGCACCAAGTACGTTCAAATTGAAGCGTATTGTATTACCTATGAGTGGTTGGACGGGCAACATCATCACTCTTACATTGCGTACAGGCTCAACAATCGGTTCTGGTACTGTTTTGGGTGTTGCACAAGCGACATTGGTTGGTGATGTATATGTACAACAATCGGTTTCACTTGCATTTGCCGAAGCATTGTCATTGACGAATGCAACTGACTATAATTTCACTCTTACATCTGAATTTGGACGGCAAACAATGTCACAGTCATACCCTGCATATCTCATGGTTGGTGCATCACTTGCGAATGCCAATGGTCGCTATAATGACGGCACATGGAAAGACATTGGCGGTGATTTCGGTTTCAGTCTTTGGGAAGAGGGCGGTGAAACTCGTGTAAATGAGCTATCACAAGACCCGTCAAACATTCAGAAACACATACTTGATTACAACCTCAATAATGGTGGTCAAGTCACATACGATGCCAAGTCAATTGAAATGTCACACACGGTTGTATCTGCACCGTTCAACACGAACACGCTCAAAGAGGGCGGTGATTACGTGCTGAAACTTGCCCCTGCAGATTGGTATTATTACGTTGATGCCGGCACGCTTTTGTACAACCTCAAGTCACGACCAATCAAACCTGACCACATATTCACGTTACGCAAAGACATCATCAGCCTAGTTATTGCAAAAAACATTGAAAGTATCGTCAATGAAGTGTTGTTTACTGGTGGTGGTGACCCTGCATTGTTCAAACGATACGTTGACCAAGCATCACGTCAACAGTGGCGTAAAGGTCTTGCAAAATTGTCTGACAACCGTGTGACCGATGATACGACTGCACAAATTGTCATGGAATCTGAAACAGACCGTAATTCACAGCCAATATGGATTGGTACATTGCGTGTGTTGCGTTCAGAGTACCCACGTATACCAAAGCCAGGTGAGATGAACGGTTTTGCTGGATTCGGCAACTTGATTGATTCGTTACAAGTACAAATGACCTCTGTTGAAACTCACCCTGATGAATTCATAATACAGCTTGGTACACAGCCACCGAAGACCAACAAGCGTATTGAAGATATTAAACGTAACCTGCAACGGTTAGAGGTTGAAAACAACCCTGACAATCCATCGTAAAAATGATAAGCTAGAGAAAAGGAGCTATTAAAATGGCACGACCAATACCAGATTTAGAACTTATGGAAGCGAATGAAGCGGCACTTGATGACCGTGTGATTATTGATGACACGTCTGATGCTGAAACAAAAGCAATGGAAATTGAGCAATTGCTCAAACTCATTATTCCGACTGGTCTGATTACACCGTTTGGTGGTGCATCTGCACCTGACGGCTTTTTGCTATGTGACGGTGCCGCAGTAAGTCGTTCAACGTATGCAGACTTGTTTGCAGTCGTTGGCACAAACTATGGCGTTGGTGACGGTTCCAGCACTTTTAATTTGCCTAACTTAAAGGGTCGTGTACCAGTGGGATTAGACACTGGACAGACTGAATTCAACACTCTTGGGAAGAGTGGTGGCGTTACAACGCATGTACACACACTCAATGACGGTTACGCAATGATGAACAATCAAAGTGGCATTGTTGCAGTCATTAGGCGTAAAACAGGCATTCCAAACTGGACGGCAAATGCACAAGGTACGGGTGGTGAAACGTCATCGTCTGTCACTGGTCTTGGCGGTGTTCAACTTGGTGGTTCAACTGTCAGTGCAAGCAACCTTGTACCATATTTGACAATGCAATTTATAATCAAGTCGTAATTTTTGGGAAGAGTGGTGGCTCAAAAACCTTACATGCACGCATATATCGTAATACTGCTACTGCACTGGTCATGCGTACAAAAACTGTATCTGCATGGCAAGCAAGCAGTTATCTTATCGGTGCAAGTGGTGGTGCGGCTAGTGACAGTGGTTTGACCACTGCAACAGAAGTTCAACCTGATACTGGCAATGCAGGTAGTATGAACCCATATACGACAACCAATTTTGTCATTAAGACATAATTGGGAAGAGTGGTGGAGCGAAAACCCACCTGCTAACGGCGGCTGAAAGCGGTTTACCTGCTCACGCTCACCAGTATGCCGGTATATCTGGTGCAGGGTCATCAGAGTACGGACCCTCAAACCTTGTTTCACCTACTAATAATGCAACTGCAACACGTCAAAACGTTGCACGGAACGCATCACAGGCACACAACAATTTGCAACCATATATGACCACAAACTATATTGTGAAAATTTGATAATACTTTGTTGGGAAGAGTGGTGGACTAAAAACGGTCACTTTATCAATCTCACAAATACCGTCACACAACCACTCTGGCAACTTTTTGCAAGCACAAACAAACTTCACTCCTAGTGCTGGTAGTGGTGTTGGTGCAACAAGCAATGGTTCACCCGTTGGCAATAATGGTGGTGGTGGTGCTCATGAAAACATGCCGCCATTTCAAATTGCAAATTATGTTATCAAAACTTAATTACATACTGTGTTACAGCGTATGGTTGCAAATTATTATGAGCCTGACCACCGCCAGAGTTTCGTATCATGTCACTGTCTGTACCTGAGTACGAGCGTGCATTATTCACAGTGGCAAATGCGAACGCTGATGTGTTCGTTGAACCGCCACCTTGCACCCACATTGGGTGACGGTGTGTAGGCATTTCATTCACCGTTAATGTATGTGTTGATTCGCCACCACTCTTCCCAAAAAAGCAATCAGAGTTTTATGACGAACTGTGTCACCTGATACGGTTGTAGGTTTTCAGCATTACCACCACCAGTTGAACCAGTTGATTTTGTAACGGTATTGTCCCACTTATTTGAACCTAATGCAGTCGTAATACTTGGACCCGATAAATTGCCGTTATCAGTGTACGTGTGCGTGTGTGCTTGCATCAATTTATGCCCGCCACTCTTCCCAATTGTGTTAAACCTTGATGACAAAGTTTGTGGTCAAATACGGCTGAATATTGTTGTGTGCCTGTCCACCACCTTTTGCATCAGACTGACGTTGCGAATCCCAACCAGCAGGGTACATAACACCGATACTACCAGCCGCCACACTTGCACCACCCCACCTGTATGCATGTGTGTGGCTTGGCATCTCATTTTCAGTCAATGTGTGGGTCTTTGCACCGCCAGTCTTCCCAAGAGTGAATAAATGTGGTAATATATCGGTGGAAAAGTCAACCACGCAAAGGAGGATTGGTATATGAGAATTACCAGTTTATTAAGTGCATATCAACAAGAGCGACACAGTTCAGGTTACAGTGAAGAAACCATTGAACGTGTCGTATTAAATATCACGATGTACAGCCGTGACATGCATGTTGGTAGCATTGAACGCATGACCACTGAAAGTGTGCTTGTATGGGGCGGTAAAAAGCTCAATGCCGGCAAGAAATCATCAACAGTGTATGCGTATTACAATTCGGTCAAATCATTCATCAGATATTTGGACGAACAGAAAATCAAGCATGAAATGGACAAGGACCGCATCAAATGCAAGCCAGTATATGAACGTATGGTGTGCTTGCGACCAAATGACGTACGGCGAATCGTGAAGTGTGCCGATTACGAAACAGGGTTGCTGATACGCATGATGTATTCAAGTGGCATGAGAATCAGTGAGGCAATCAGCTTGAAACCTCACATGATAGACGGTGACGAAGTGTATATAAGGGGAAAAGGTGGAAAAGTCAGAACAGTGTTCATCACTGCATCAATAGCAAACGAATTGCAAATACTCAAGAACGGCGAAGAGCCGTTTTTTTGTTTGAACAGAAGTGATGCGTATTACCGAATCAAAAAAGCAATGGTTGATGCAGGTTACCCGAATGCATACCCACACAGCTTGCGACATACGTTCACAACCACCATGTTACGGCAAGGTGCAACACTGTCACACGTGCAACGTTTATTAGGTCATTCACAGATTTCAACAACTCAAAGATATGAGCACTTGGTAACTGATGATATTCACAAAGCTCATGCAAAATATTTGGTAAAAATATGATAGGCTAGAGATATGAATGACGGTATTGCAACTTTCTTATTCACTCAAGGTGTGCTTGGTGTAGCGTGTCTGGTACTCGGCATCGTTTGCGTGAAATTGTATAATAAGAATGAGCGACTTGAAAAAGAAAATCCGACATTCAAGAAGCTCGGCGGCTTGAAACCAAAGATACAACCCGTGAGGTTGTTGAGGTACTGCAAAAAAATGCACAGAATATGGAATTGCTATCGTCTAAAATTGAGATAGCCAAAGGGAGGCGTTAAGTTATGGGATTATTCCGTAAAAAACCCAGTGTACCCGTGAACTCTGTTGCAGATGAGCAGAAAATTGTTGAAATTGTTGCTGATAAAAGAGCACAAGCAAAAGTTGTCGAGCAAGCCAAAGAAGCAAGTGACAAACTTAATGCTTTGTTGGTTGAAAATGGGTTTACACTAAAAATATATCTGGCGGCTGGTGGGAAACACCCCCAAAGAAAGGGTGAGAAATGATAGAATTACAGCTTTACGCATCAATCTTATTGGCAATACGTGTCATATCGGTATTTTCATTGTACTGGTAATCAAACGGCAATGGGCATTGTTCAAATTGCCTATACATGAAGACATTAAGACGTTCAGAATCGTCTTGTTTTTACTGTCAGTTGCAATCCTGATTGGCAACATTATACCGATTGTCGTTGACGTAATGGCGTTATTCGGTGCAACAAACCGACCAGACCAAATACCGACTGCAAGCGTGTTCTATAGTTTCAGCAATGCAATCACCGCCGTACTGTCATCAATACTGGTTTGGCTACTGTACTACATCGCAAATGACCGTAAATAGTGCTATGCTAGTGATAGAAATGTAACCACGAAAGGCAACCATAATGGGCAAGGTATCAGCACCAACAATCATATTTAAGCCGGCACACTCAAACAATTTCACAAGGGGTCGTGTTGGTGGTCGTAATGGTCAACAGACGTTTCATCACGTTGTTGGTAGTGCTGAAAGTGCCGTTGCCGTGTTTCAGAATCCAAGCCGTCAAGCATCTGCAACGTACATTGTCAGTGCGATTCCTGGCGTTATTTATCAGACCGTAAGTGAAGACGATACGTCATGGTGTGACGGTAATCTTGCATCAAACCGCCGTGCAATCACGATTGAGCATCACGGTGACTGGCGTAATGGCTACCGAAATGAAACCGTGTTGCAGAATGCCGCACAACTTACTGCATGGTTGCGTGACAGAGCCGTGACGAATCATGCACGCCGACACCGTGAGGTTTCAAGCGTGGTCACTCTGTGTTCTGCTGATTTACCAGTTGAAGAAATTTGGAATCGTGCAACCAACATCATTAACAGTGCATATTCACAACCTGCACCACAGCCACCAGCAACCGCCGCCGACTTGGTATGGGAAAAACTACCGAAAACCGTTGAATACGTGCTTGATAAATCACCAACCAAACTTTGGAATTTCAATCAAACGTCATGGGGTGGTTTCGGTAACGGTGTCAAAGACTTTGCAAAGGGTGACCGTGTAATCATTTACGGTAAGGTCACAAACAAGACCCTGAACGCTGTTTACCTGCTCACAGAGTATAGTTTCACTCAAAAGATAACCAACGGCTTTAATCAAGCTGATATGAGCCCATACGTTGCACCAGCACCACCAGTTGTAAAACCTGAATGGCAAACCAACATGAAAGACATCACACCTGTGAAGCTCATGGTGTTGCCTGGACAGACACCGATTGTGAACCTCAATGATTTGAGCGTAATCAAACAACTTGGTCAGGGTACATACGTTGACTTTGTTGCCACCACAACTGTCAAGGGTGTTGAATACCTGATAAGCAGTTATTCAAAAGAGCATGGACAGCCAAACGGCATCAAACGTGCTGATGTGGGCGTGCCTGAAACACCACCAAACAGTGAAAAACCTGATTGGCTTGAAAACTGGTACGACATTGAAGACGTTGACATGTACGCACGTGCTGATACTGACCTTGTGAACCTTGAAGACGGTTCAACAATCAAAGTCATTGAGCGTGGCACGAAAATACGTGTTGCAAGCATGACTGAATGGTTTGGTCACAAATATGCAATCACACAGTACAGTACAGAGAAAAAAGAGGGTCGTGGTATTCGGCTTGATGACCTTGATTTGAAGCCTGTTGATGAAACACCAATCACACCAGCACCAGAGCAACCAGAAATCACGCCTGATACGAATGCAATAATCGCATTCTTGCAGTTACTAGTAAAAATGATTGAAGAATTTTTAAGCAAATTTAAGAAAGGGTAATCATGGAAACAATCGTTGCTGAACTCGTACAACAAATCATCACAGTAGCAGGTGCCGCAATTGCAAGCGGTTTCATTGCCACTGCACTCACACAGTTATTCAAATGGAAACTTTTTGCCGGCATCGGTAAAAAGTACCCCGTACCAACAGCCGTTGGTGTGTCACTTGCAGTCAGTGCAGGTGCAATTTACGCACTGAACATGGTGTTACTGACGAATTGGCTTGGTTATGTCGTATTTGGCGTTGCTACAATCCTTGTGGCCACACAGACGTATGACCTCGTAAAGAAAGCCGTTGATGCGTTAAAGGGTCCACAGGCGTTCTGATGCGTTGGTTCAAAGCAACCACACTGTTTGTTCTTGGACTGTTGAGAATCACCATTGTCACATTTTTGTTGGCGGTGGTGATTTTCTTCATTGCGTGGTCACCAGTCATTTACAAGCTCATGACGTGGTGTGACCACTACCCACAGACGTTTGCAGATTGTCGTGAGTGATGTATAATCGAATCATGATTAAATTCAATGAACAGCAAGAAGATAACCAAACCGAATAATCGGGGTCTTTTGCTATTCAGAAATAATCAAGCACACAGAAATATACGACCCCAACAGGGGTCTTTTTTATTGGTATGTAGCTCAATTGGTAGAGCAATGCACTGTTAATGCATAGGTTGTGGGTTCGAATCCCACCGTGCCAGCCAAATTTGCACTCATAGTATAACGGTTAGTATGCATCGTTGTCTGCGATAGGGTAGGGGTTCGATTCCCCTTGGGTGCGCCATATGGACGTGTAGACAAGTGGTTTAAGTCACATGGTTTTCAGCCATGCATTCGGGGGTTCGAATCCCCCCACGTTCACCATAAATGCGTGTCGTCTAATGGTAGGACACAGGGTTTTGGACCCTGCAATCTTGGTTCGAATCCAAGCGTGCATGCCAGATTAAGATTTTATGATGTAATTCGCTACCTGATACGGCTGTAAGTTTCCTGAATCACCTGTACCAGTAGATGCAGTATTGCCCACGTTGGCGTTTGTAGTCAGCCCAGCGACCCATTGACCACCACCAGTTGATATAGTTCGGTTTTGCTCACCACGTTGTGCGTGAGTGTGTGCCTGCAGGTCTTTATGACCCCCATTTTTCCCAAAAATGTAAAATAGTGTTGACAAAGGCGTTCCGTTGTGCTATACTGTAAGTACAATCAAATAAAACAAAAATGATTGAACAAAACAAAGCGTATCAACTCTGGACACTACAAGCACGTATTGCATGGTAGAAGAACGGCTAGCCTCTTGAACACCCACAGCATTGTGGGTTTTTGTTTGCCATGTATAATCGGTCATGTTCAGTGGTAGGTTGTCACATAGTCCAGTCACCGCAAGGTTTGGCAACACAGAATGAACACAATGGCCGCCGCTAGTTAGGCGGTTTTTTGTTGTATAATAACGGTATGAATAACCACGCATTACCTGATATTGTTTACCCACTCAAGAAGAAATCACAGTATGAAGAACTGCGATACTCATTGCGGTCACTCAAAAACATACCTCATGGGCGTGTATTTATTGCCGGTGAAGAATTGCCAAAGTGGGCAAAAAACATCACTCACATATACGTCAGACGGTTTGACGGCGAATCAGGGTACATGAATGCAGACCGTAATTGGCTTGAAGCGTGCATGAACAATGAATTGTCAGAAGAATTTATTGCCATGAATGATGACATGTTTTTCATGAAACCAATACCAGAATTGCCGTATTACCATGACGGTGAACTTGCAGGTTACATCAAATATCGTGAATCGCTTGGTGATACGCATGAAAATTACCTGATTGGCATGAAGCAAACATTGCAATTATTGCGTGAACACGGTGTTGAAAAGCCACTTGGGTACACCCTGCACATTCCGATGCGTATGAAGAAGTCATACAGGCTTGCACTGCATGGTGAATTCGCACGTGAATACAATTCAGGTCAGTTATTGCTTACAAAGACGTTGTACGGCAATTTATTTCACTGTTTCGGCACGCAACGTGTTGATGTGAAGTTCATAAACGATAACTTTGACCCCGATGAAACGTTTTTAAGCACAAATGACCCTGCATTCAAGTATGAGAAATTGGGGCATTTTATACGTGCGAAATTTCCCGAAAAATCAGAGTATGAAATATAATCAGAGCCATGAGATATATTGTTGACCACACTGAACCACGATGGGCACTACGATACCAGACAAACGGCTTTGTAAATGGTGCCGCAACATACAGTGCCGACCTCGTAAAACATCAGGTGGATTTGTGGCAAGGTGACAATATCATCATTTCAACGTGTCCACTGTTGCATACTGTTGACGGCTTACCTGCTGAAACTGACCTTGTAGTGCAGTATTTGCATGAATATTCATACGCATTGCCACTTGCAAACGCTCAACGTGTCATCAGTGAAATCAAAACCAAGTACAAACGAATTGTGTTTGTGACTGCATATTATGGCTTGTACGTGCTGTTGAAGCGTGCCGGCATTGATACCGTGTTCATTCCGATGACGATTGAAGCTGATAAGTTCAAAGATATTGAATCTGACGGCATACACCAAGAGAAATCAATCATTTATTTTGGCAACGTCACCCCTGAAAAACAAAAGGTGCACAACCATTTGAAACATGCATTTGCAAAACAGGGTTGGAAATTTGACACATTGTCACATGGTAAATTCAACGGTTTTCCAGTTGAATCAGCAGACGTTCACGGCATTATTCAGGGTTATAAGTACGGTATTGGCGTTGGTCGTTGTGCGTTAGAAATGCTTGCACAGGGGTTGCACATCATCGTTGCAGGTGCAGAATTCGGCGGCATTATGGTCAGTGATGCTGATTTTGATGCTCAAACACTCACCAATATGAACGGACGTGTGACCACTTTTGACCGAAACGTTGAAACCTGCATTGAATGTCTTGATGATACCTAAGTGCGTACGAATGATATTCACGAACGCTTACCAGAGATTGAAAAGACTATCAAAACATACTTGCAAACTGGTCTGCAAACACCCAACGATTCCCAAGCACACCCCAACGGGTAGACTTTTGAATTGCTGAACGTATTGAATACACGTCACCACCAGCCATGATTGTTGCATAACACGATGCACAGTCACGTTTCATTTCAGTATGTATTGCCCAATTGATTTGCTCACGCAACGTTTCAGGCATGTCGTAACGCCGTGCAGGGTGCCATGAATTCAGACCCCATGCAATACCGCCGTCACCACGTTTCTGACAATAATCGAATCCACCACTTTCATGTTTCCATGAACCCATTATTTGAATTGCTGATATACGTGGTACACCAATTTCAGTCAAAATACTGTAAATCGTTGCAGGGTCTTGTTGACCACACGCATATTCTGGCGTTTTTGGGGGCGTTTCAGCGACTTTTGCCGTGATTATGGGTGTTTGCTCGTCTTTGACTATTTCGGCTTGCTGTGGCTCGTCAGGTGTGTCCACAGGCTCGGTTTTGTTTTCTTGTGTTTGTGTTGATGCAATTCGATTGTCAGTTTCAGCGTATTTTTGTTTAATTCCGCTTGGCTTTGAGCGGTTGACCATGCCACTGTGAAAATAATCACGGCGGCAATTACAATCGCCAATCGTTTCATATTCTTAAAGTCCTTTCGTATTGTCCTGCACTCGATATTTGGTTGCGACATGTGCAGTCAGTACAAGAATGATTATACCGTATGCAGTGAGTACGGCACCAAGCCCCATGAATACAGGGTTGTTCTGCTCAATGCCGGCAATCAGTAGGTATGCACCGCCACCAAGTGAGCCAAGAATCTTGACCACAGTGAATAGTGTATTGAACCCGTTGATGATGATTTGTTTGATGTTGTTTGTTTTTACTGACTTTGTGTCAGTCGTGGTTGCTTTTTTTGCCATTTTCATGACTCCTTTTGTTTTATTGTTTTTGTCTTATTTAAGACTGATTACAGTATAGCAAAACGGAACGCCTTTGTCAATAGCCCCTGACCTTTTCCATATATTTTAAGTGTTTTGCAGACCATGCATCACGGCACGGTTCACATCTGCATTTATGCTTTTGATATGCGTGTGCAGTACCGTGACGAATCGTATCAAAACCACGTTCGGTCTTGGTCTTTTTCTTATGACAATCAGTACATAAGAGTTGGCACTTTGCTAATTCATCAATAAATTTTTGCCATGAATATTGATACGCTTTTGTGATGTTGAAAAGTTTTGTTGACGGGTCAATATGGTCAAACTCAAGGTTTTCAGATGTACCACACCTTACGCAAATACCACCAAGAATTTCATATGCGTATTCTTTGCGTTCGTCAGGGTTCATACACTGATTTAATCGCTGTTTTTCTGCTTTGCCAATGACTGATTCAAAACCAACTGACACATTTTCCAGCGTTCAACGTCCATTGGCATACCAGCACTATCATTCACGATTGCGTGTGATATTTCACGCACCATGAGGCTTTTCATCTTGATTGATATTACATCTGCGTTCTGCTCAATTGCAGTGGCAACTTCGTCAACTGAATATGACATACGACCAAGTGCATACCTGAATGCATAAACAATAATGCCCTCATCAGCAACAATTTGATGTTCAAACAGACGTGTCATGCTTCACCACCTCATTCGTATCAAGTTTAATATCAGTTATTACGCCACGTATTGCCGGTGCATTGTCAAGTTCTGCAACAGTAGGTGCAATGCGTATATCAGCCATTTTCGGCATACCCTCGGTTGCTTTTGCGAATGCAGTCAATCCCTCAACGGCTCGTGCAACAGTCGTTGCGACACCCTTGAACACTTTGGCAATGGTCTGAACCATTTGGTCAATACCATGCTTGAAACGCCGCCAGAATATACGTGCTTCACGCTTGGTCATTGGGCGATTCACACCCATGATTGATGCAATATACACCCATTTAAGAGGGTCATTTGACTGGTATAGTACGGCAATCTTATTGACTGATTTCTTCTGATATTTACGCATTTTCAATCAACCAATCATATAACTGATGTGCTGTTTTCAATACAACATCTGAACCGTCTTTGCGTGTGACCATTTTGGGTTTCCATTTACGACCAAAATCAAGGTCATAAATCCAGTATGAAATGTCTGACCAACCTGAATCATATTTGTCTTTCATTTCAATCTGCAATGCAGTCATAACGGTGTTTATCAGTGGTGTACTGAATATGAACGTGTGATTGTTAAATTCAGGGTCACCCATTTTGGTGATTAGTTTGCCGTTTTCGTGGTCTTTTTCATGTTGGTCTTTCAGACCTTTCATGAGTATCACGAATGCTTGTTTTGAAATCATATTGACATACCTTTCTTCTTACGTGTTTGTTTAAGTGCGTGAAACAACGGGTCAAGTTGTTTTGCAAGCCGTTGAGTTTCCATGATGCGTTTGATGTCACCCTGTGTCATCGTGGCAATTTTGTTGAGTGCAACCAGCTTGTCATTCATGTAATATTCTTGACTGTCGTACTTGTAAAAAGTCAGGTTGTCATCTGCAACGTGTCGTGAAATCCATTCAGCACGCATACGTGAACCCCAAATTGATTTTGCGACCTTATGGCTTATTTTTTGGCCATGCTTGTAAATGTGTTCCATGTCATCATTTTCAGATACACCGTTGCCAATGCCCATGTAGCATTTGAACCCTGCATCTTCGTTGTATATCAGCACCACGCCGATTGTTTGATTTGGTAAACCAGTTGCACCAGTGTCAAACCATTCAACATCTATAAATTCACTCATAATTTCATGTCCTCCCTTTTATCGTAAAAGTTAACCAGATGCATATGAAACAAATGCGGTACAGAACGCCGACTTGGGCAATTCTCAATGATTTGGTCGTATTCATCGTACAAATATTCACGTTTCAGTTTGTTGAGTTCTGCAATCTCATCATCATGCAGGTCATGCCATGATGCACATTCAGCACGTTTGACTACCAGTAAATGACACCGTTTATACCCAACATCGTATGGAAAATCATTGTTGATGATTCGCCAATGCTCGAATATCTTGATTGAATCAACCAACTCAAGCGGTGTGGTTGTGCCGGCAACTTTTGCATCTTGATATGCTTGTTCACCCTTTGCCGTGCGTAATGACATAGGTAAATCACTCATTTTCACCACCTTTTTTCTTCCGTGGGTCACCCCATTCAATTTTTGTACTATCAATCAGTGACGGTGTAATTTCAAAATAATAGTGACCGCCACGTTCTGATTTTTGCCAGTTAATAATCCAAAACATGGTTTGCTGTAATGCACCAATAATGTCTTCGTTACCAGACCAACCCCATGAATGAATTTCAAGTTTGTAACACTTCTTGCCACGCAAACCGTCACGACCAACACGCAATATCGGTGGTGAGTATTCCCAAATTGATTGTATGAACTCTATGAGCTCACGCAACGTGCCTTTCCAGTGCTGTATTGAATCAAGTTCAACATCACTAGGGTAGCGACCACTCATGACAGTTTAACCGTATTCAGATGCTTAAAAGTGTCTTCTGCACGTATGCATGGTGAGTGTTCACCGTCCATTTGCATAACATTGTGAAAATACTCTGAATATTTTGCTGATGAAGTCGTGAAACTATACCCGAAACCGTCATCAGGGTAAAAATCAAAGTCAACGACAATGAAATCTTTGTATGCATCGTCACGCTCAACCCAACCGTATATTGTCCAGTGGTTGCCCTCTTTGGTGTAACGGTCCCATGTGACATGTTCAACAGGGTGCAATGTTAATTCAATATTATGAATTTGTACGTCTTCGGTTGTCATTTTTCCCTCACAATCAAATTGATTTTACCAAGTGCAGTGTCTTGAATATCATCAATCGCAATGTCAGGTTGACCGTACATGCTGTTGTAGCCAATCTTTGTGAAACATCGTTGCTTGAATATGTGTCGCAATTGCTCATTGCTATCAATGAAACTCTGTGCATATTTTGCACCACCACCAGACCACGCAATCAGATGCGTGTTTTTCATCGTGTCAAGTATTGCCGCCAACGCAATGATGTTGTAGTTGGGGTCACGGCAAGTGTCTGTGCAGTTGCAACGCAACGTTCCGTCAATGTCAAATGCAATGACGATTTTATTCATTTTGTCACGTGGCAAGCCTAGATTCTCGTTAGCACCCATGTCATACGTTCCATAACCAAACTATGAATTTGATGAACAGTATGACCAGAATAATCAGAAACATTGCAATAATCGTGTATGCAATGGCGTTGGTTGCTTTATTTGGTTTCATTTTGCCCACCAGTCACAATACGTGCTTTTTTAATCGTGTAATCAACCTTTTGATTGTCACCGACAATGTTCACGTCTTTGGTTTTGATATTGTAGTTTTTAACAATGCGTACGTTGGTCAGAATGTCACCGATGATACCCCAAAACATCATTGTGAATGCAATGAAGTCAAGAGTGCTTTCAACTGCATTTTCAGGCTTTTCATTGAACCCAAAGTATGCAGTTTCGGCAATCCATAGAACAAAGCCGGCAACGACCAACAGCAAGTATTTACGGTTATTCATTGCTTTCTTCAACCTTTGATATGTCAAAAGTGTTGATGATTTGGCGTTTTGCGTATGGTAATTCATTGAACAGTACGGCAATTTTCTTTTGCTGTTCTTCGGTAAGTTCAATATTTTCACCCCAACCAAGTAACTGTGCAACCTGCTCGTCAGGGTAATCTCTGATTAAATTAAGGTCACCGCCTGCAGATTGTATTAACAGCACGTGTTCTTTGGTCAGTGTAAAGGTTTCAAGCACCTCTTTTGCGTTACGCTTGCCAATTTCATGCATTGCAATGTTGAGTTCATTCATAAGCGTGTCAATTTCGGTGCGAACATCGTTTGACTTAACAAGCAGTGAATTTTCTTTTTTCTTCAATGCACTGACGGCTTCATTGAGCTCATCATCTGACATTTCTTGGTATTTTACATATAGTTCTGACATGGTTTTTACTCCTTGATTCGTTTCATTGATATTTTACCCTTGATGTCTTTCAGGGTGTACACACCGTCATCGAACGGTGATAGTCCACGGTTATTCACAAATTCGTTTTCCAACCACTTGTGAATTGAACAGTTGAACAGGTCAGGTTGACAACGCATGGTGTGCTTCATACTAAAATCACCAAGACGTATTGTGGCTTGGTGATATTTATTCACACGACCACGATTCTCAAGTTCTGTTATGAGTTCGTCATCGGTGAATTGTGTGATGTCTTGTTTCATATGCGTGGTTGCTCCTTACCTCTATATTATCAAACGTGTTCCGCTATGACAACAGCCGTTTTTTGGTTGCATCGTACTCTTTGTGTGCATGTGGTAATAACAGCTTGAGTGGGTACGGGCGTTCATGTTTCAGCTTCTTGACTTGTGCAATCATCAGTATGATTTTAGCCTCACGCATAAAACATGGCTCACAGAGTTTTGTTTCAAGGTCAATCATGTGTGACATCACCTGAAATTCAACACCACAAATGCACGTTTCCGTACCCACTACACGGCTCATTATTTGTTCAGAGCCTCGTAATCAGCCTTTTTCACCTTACGCTTGCGTACGGCGATTTCAAGGTACTTACGTGCAGTTTTACGTGACACACCAATGATGCGTTCAACTTCTGAACGTGGGTGATTTTCCTGAAACAGCTTGATTGCTTTTTCAAGTCGCTCATTGTATTCAGAGCGTGGTGGCATTTTGAGTGTCTTTTTGTCACTCAAAATTGGGTTCACTGGTGTTTCTTCATATTCCAGTGTGGTGTTTTCAAGGCTGATTTCATTCTCTAATGCTTTCTCGGCCTTGCGTTCAGCAACTTCACGTTGCTTTTCTGTGAGCTGGTCAACTAACGTTTCCAGTTCGTGAATCTTGCGGTCTTTCGCCGCAATATCTCTGTTATATTTAACCCTTGTTACAAACATATGGTTTACCCTCCTTTTGTTTGTTGATTATTTATCGGATTATTCCGACACGTCTTCGGTGGTGCGGTTCTTGGTCAATTTGCCGTAACGCACCGCACGAGCGTCACCCTTTGTGAATTTGGTTGGTGAATTCTTACCACCAATCTTCCCTGCTTTACTGGCTTTTTCGGCACGTTCTTCTGGTGTGAATCGCTGTTTGTAGGTTTCAGCCGCTTTCTGACTTATTGCCTTACGCCAATCTTTGCCGTATTTAGCAATCATTGTTTGTTCACGTTTCTGTGCCGGTGTTAAATCTGCCATGTCAATACCTCTTTACTTAACTGATTTTGTACGGCGGCTGATACGACCACCCTTTGCACCTGCAATGCGTGCAAGTTCACGATTGGCGGCGAAACCGCCTGTACGACCAAGTTTGCCACCAATCGCACCAATACGCTTGTAAAAGTCCTCACCGTGTACACGCTTGTTGGTTTCAGCGGCACGTTTGCCACCTGCTTTTGTTCCTGCCATTTACTTTTTACCCTCCTTATTTATTCCGACTTCTTTATAAAAATTATCAATCATGCCGTCAACTTCATTTTGCAATTCAGCGTTCAGACGATTCATGCACCTGTGAAACCGTATAGCAGCACCACGTGCAATCATAAATGATATTGCTGTGATGATGAACGCAATCGCCACGAATGGCCATGCATTCACAAAGATGAACAGTATGCCGGCACCAAGGCTCAACGTGGCTGAAATCATTGCTTTTGGTGCAATCCTTGATGATTCTTGAGCCACAAACACCAGTGCTTTTTTCTCTGACGGCAATAACTGCCTGTCAGTGGCACGCAAACCGTCACGTGCCTCCGACAATATTGATTCGTATTCTTCAAGCTGTTTTTCAAGGCTCATTATGCGTACAACCCCTGCAATCTGATTATTTCGTTCGTCTTCGGGTCAACATATAGCATGTCACCCTTGCCAGTCAATTCTTCTGCACCAGTTTCATCAAGAATGATTTTACTGTTGACCTGATTCGTGACTGTGAACGCAATCTTGGTTGGTATGTTGGCTTTGATGATACCCGTCACAACGTCAGCACTTGGGCGTTGTGTGGCAATAATCAGGTGAATGCCAACGGCACGTGCTTTTTGAGCGATACGCACAATCATTGATTCAACTGACGGTTTTTCTTCTTCAAGTGTCTTTTTGTACTTCATGATTGGCTTGCCAAAGATGTCACGTTCAGTGATTTCAGCAGTGACGGCTTTCTTTTTCTGGTTGCCACCATTCATCATCAAGTCTGCAAACTCATCAACGACCACAACGATTTTCGGCATTTTCTTTGTGCCTTTCAGCTTGTTGTATGCATCAATGTTGCGTACTTTTTTGGCACGTAATGACTTATATCGTGTTTCCATTTCTTCAATAAGTGATTCGAGTGCCGCAACCGATTCTTCTGATTCGGTGATGACAGGTGCAAGCAAGTGCGGTACTTCGTCAAACATAGACAATTCAACCTGCTTGGGGTCAATCAATACTAGCTTCAAATCATCAGGTGACATTTGTTCAGTGAGTGATTGCAGAATCACGTTCAACATCACTGACTTACCTGCACCAGTTTGACCAGCAATCAGCAAGTGTGGCATGTCTGCAAGGTCTGTGTAATGCGTGTTGCCAAGTACATCAACACCAATCGGCAATTGCGTTGTACCGGCACGCATGTGGTTTTTACCAAGCTCAATGATTTTACGGTCAGGGTTTGCAACTTCAATACCCACCATAGATGTGCCACGTATCGGTGCTTCAATACGCACCTTTTTGGCTTCAAGTGCAAGTGCAAGGTCATTGTTCAACTTTGCAAGTTTCGTCATTGAAACGCCACGATTTGGCTTCATACGGTACTGAATGACAGAGGGTCCAACAATCGTTTCTTGTACCTCAACGCCAATACCGAATTCAACAAGTTTGGCTTCAATCTTGGCTTCTGGTGTGAAGTTCTGATTTTCAACACGGTCAAATGCACTCGGCACGTAATTTTTCTGCTTGAATTCACGCTGTTCAGTCTTGTGCTTCACTGCAACAACTTGGTCAACGTCAATGATATTTAATCGGTATGCTTCAAATGATGCCTGACCGTCAAATATGTCACTTGGGTTTGGCAAATAAATTGCATCATCACGGCTGATGTATTTTACGACATCGTTATATAGGTTGTAGAACGTTGCAAAGTCACCGTATGCACCTTCAAATTCAATCGTGTACGGCTGTAATTGTGGTTGACCTGCATTCTTACCAGAGTTTTTTGATAGTTTGAGCTCATTGAAAATGATTCGCTTTGGTGCTTTGCCAAATTCAGCTTTTACAAGGTGATACGCAAACATTCCCTGCACAAAGTGACTGAATACATCAACGTCACCGTCACTGAATGAACGCACAAACTTGTGGTCAATGATTTCAATTTCACCTTTTTTATTCTCGGTCACAAGGTCAAATTTTCCCTTGCCTGGCAATCCAAGATTTTCACCAGTGTCAACACGTTGCATTTCATCAACGATTGCAAGCTCAACACCCAAAATCTTGTGATATGTGGGCATTTCTTCAAAGTACCAGTTGATACCTTTGGTGTAGGTTTCATTTGCACCCTCAAGTGTGCCGGTCTTGCCCCAATTCACTGTACTTGAGTTGTTTTTGATGTATCGCAAACCCTCTGCAATGGCTTGGTCAGGTTCCATGCCTTTGTAATATTCTTCAAGTGCTTTGTGACCTGCTGAACCGATTAAACCTGATACTGATGTTTGGTCATCAAAGATTTTCAGTATGTATTTCTTTTTGAATGCTAGTTGATTACGCATCAGTTGTGTCATAGACGAATACGACAGGTAATCAACGGGTGCTGTGTTTGCCATTGTGTGGTTGCCTTTCTTTATTGTTATGCTTTTATTGTATCAATGACGTTCCGTTATGTCAACGGCGATTATTCTTTATAACCAACGACCTGCAAGGGTTTCATATAGTCACTGTACGGTTCCATGATTTTGACAGCTTCATTTACACTGCCGCCAAATTCAATTTGGTGTGGCAAATCAAATACGTGATAGAATTTGCCGTCTTTTACACCGTTGCTGATGTTTTCTTGCCGAACGAAACCAGCATCATGCAATTTTTGCATCATCTCTGTCAGCTTATATTTTGCATCAGGCTTTTCAGGGTCTTCACTGTGTCGTGGTTGTGCAAGATTTCCGAATTTTACAATCATCGTTTTTCCGCCTCTGTTCTTCCATAATTTATACCAAGATTCAAATACTTTGCTGATTTCGTTTCAGTGTCGAGCCTGAAATCAAGCTCATGGTATGATTGAAAGTCATCAAATGGACTGTCCCAATCGTGCAAGTAAAACCCAAACAATGTGCCGTCACCGACAGCGTTGTTGTGTACAGTCACATATACATCTTTGCCACGGTTATATTTGAATGCTTTTTCAATGCGTTGCCGGACGGTCATTGCTGAATATGGACTGTACTGAATCATTGCTGTGATTCCTGATTTACGTCTGCATCAGCTTTGGGGTTTGTTTGGTCAGTGTCATCTTTGTCGGCATTCTTGTTGTCAACATAATCAAACGAATCATCAGGGTTTGCAACTGCTTGGTCAGCACGTAACGCTTTCTGCATGAGTACAGATGTCACACCGTTGCGTGATATGTTGAGTTTCATGACTGTTTTACGTGCCATTGAATCAAAACCACAGTCAGTTGTTTCAAACTTGCGTTGGTCAGCCCATTTACCGCCACCACCTTGATATTGCTTTGAATATTTTTTTGCGTGTGCAACCAGCTCATTAACTGTCATGTAAAGCATTTTTGTGTAACCGCTTTGCAATTCAAAGTACGACAAATACCCGATAATCTTTTTTGATTGCCGTGTTTCTTCTTTCTTGTAGAATTTGAACTCATAGTCACCAGTGATGTGATTCTTGCCCTTGTATTCACCGTCACGTATTTCAGTCACGTTGATTTTCTTATACTGACCAGAACGCAATGCGATTTGTTGAAAACCCTTTGCACGCATCTGAAATTGTGCTTTTTGAACAGACTTACCGCCGTTTGCTTGTTTTGTTTTGTCTGAATTGTCCCAATATGGGAGTATGTCGGCGTAACCGATTGACGGCTCAATTGTGAGGTCAAGTGCGGCGGCTGTGAGTGCGGCGGTCAATACTGACCACGGTTCACATGCTTTGAGCATGATATTTTGATTCACGACTGACATCAGCGTTGCAACAAATTGTTGCGAATTTTCCGCAAGCACATCATTGATGCGTTCACGTGCTACGTCAGACCGTACAATCAGTGCTAATGATTCTTGATTTGTACTCATTTGTGGTTGCCTTTCGTTTATTATTTCACCTCTGATTATATCAACGGTGTTCCGTAATGTCAACGGCGTTTATGGTTCAAACCTTGTACCGATATATTCACATACTGACCAGTCAGCATTGCACTGAATGTCTGACGGTGGGTAACACCCTTTGTCACCAGCCATTTCATAGAATGGGCATTGACCATATGTACCAATGTAACTTTCAGGCACGCCAGGGGTGACAGGGTTATTTGTGAATGGTATGCGTTCAAGTGGCTCGGTCTTTTCTGGCACCGTATGGCGTGTTTGTTCAGAAACACGTTCAACGGGTGCTTCCCTTACGACAGGCTTTGTTTCCGTTACCTGTGGTTGTAGTGCAGGTTCGGTTTCTGTCACCTCTGTTGTGGTTTCGGTAGGTGACGTTTTTTCAACTTCCGTACTGGACGGTGTATTTCCCTTATCGACTGCACCTGACATGTCTGCACTGACGTATGCGTTAAACCACACCACCGATGCAGTCACGACCACAAGCAACGTTCCGTAAATCCACACAAGCTGTTTTGCATCACGGCTCATATCACGATATTTAATAAATTTCATTTCTTCCCACCTTTCTGTGCGTAGTTTTTTAATATTTCAATCAAATGGTCATCAGTTAAACCAAATTGTTTGACAAGAATTGCAGTGTCCAGTGCATCACGCACCACTTCAACATCAGATTTGTTTTGCAGGTTTTCAAGTGCTCGAATGCGATTTGCTTTCATGCTGTACACAAGTCGCATTTCAGTCATCAGCAATAGTGACGTACCGAATGCGTTGAAATAGGCTTTAATTTTGTTCATTTTAGACCCTCCGTAAGTCGTTTAATGTTGTCTTTGGCAATGAGCTCATCAATAGTCGCAAATGCCTTACGGCGTGCATCTGGTTCGCTTTCAAGCCCACTGAAACCTGCAATCATTTCACCGTCAGTGTCATTTTCACGTATATCAACAACATACGTGCCGTCTTCATCGAGCATGATGACAATTTCACGCCCTCTGTGTGTTAAATCTCTGATGTGTTTCATGCAAATAACCCCATTTGGTTATCAGTTTTGTGCGTTGCGATTGGTCGTACACCAACCATTTTTGCCCGCATCATCAAAGTATTCGAACGTGGTGATTATTGCCTCTGAACCTCTGTACACGTCTTTGACATGTATCAACTCTGGTGACCGTTCAACAATACTATTCTCACGAACCAGCACATACTTCGGTAATTCAATTGTGCCACGTAAGAATGCCCAACCGTTGCGTGTAATCAACCAGTGACCACGTACTTTGTTGCCGGCATCGTCTTTGACGTGATGCACCAAGCCGTGAAATCGTAACTTTTGAAAATTGGTGTAATCGTTGTGATTGTGAACCATGTCTTTGAGGTCATAATCATTCACACCAGTTGCAATGACGTGGCGTGCCACCGTCTGCAACATAGTCAACTTGTGCTTGCTCAACGTTTCTTTATACGCTTGCTTGATTTTCTGACCACAGTGATTGCATATTTCGGGTTTACTCATAGTGGCTTGGCAAATCCTTTCCCTCAATGTTGATTGTCTGTCGCATCAACGCTTGCATTTCAGGGTTTCGCCATGCACTGACCACGTAAATTGTTGGCTTGGTGTAGTGGTAACTGTTTTCATCAATGTGTTCTTGTGCCGCCTTTTCAGTGAAGAAAACACCAGCTTTCAGATTGAACACTTTGACTTCAACATATTCGTATTCATTGCCGTCATCATCGGTATCAGTACCGTCAGGGTCTTCATGAATCGTTGGTGAACGGCGTTCAACATCTTGAATCACAAACAGTGGGTATTGCGTGCCACGGTTTGATTGTGTCAGCATGTTTTCACCAGTTTTGGTGATAGTCTTAAAATCACGCTTTAATTGTTCAAATTCGTAACTCATGATACCCATTCCAATTCTGCATTATCAGGTAGTACAGGCTTGAATGTTGCCGGTATTTGACCTTGATGCCAAAAGTCGTTTGTAATCACAACACGTCCGTCATTGAATCGAATGATGATTTTTGCACCACCCATACCCATGCCGTTGTTGGTAGTTTTCCAGTTCTTCACGATGTCTTCAAGCGTGTCAGCACTGTTGAGCTCATAATTGGTCAGTACGTTGCCAAACATGTAGTGTTGGCCGTTTGCACGTACAACAGTGCTTGAATCACGCATACGCCATTTCTCAAGCCAAAAATCACACGTTGGGCATACACCTGCACCTCACGTTGCCTTGCACTATCGTCTGACAAGTACCAAAGTGAGCCGTCACGCATCAGGTTTGGTCGAACCTCCTTTGTGCCGCACACTTTGCAGTCAATTGTTTGTTTTATTGCTTCTTCGTATTTCACGGTGGTTGCCTTTCTTGTTATGCTTTTATTGTAATCAACGCTGTTCCGTTTGTCAATGCCTATTTTGTACCCTTTATCAAAGTTTTCCCACAGCATTTTTGATATTTCGGGGTCAATGTATGAGGGTGAGCGAATGCCCAAGAACTCATTGATGAACTTGGGCAATTTCACTTTAGTAACCTACTGACTTGACGATGCCGGTTGCAAGGTGCTTGACGTAATCAAGTACATCACCGTTTACAAAGTCAATTTTTACGAATGTTCGGCGAATCTGCTCACGAACCTTTGTGTCACCGTCAGTCAGCTCAACAAGGTCTTCAATGAACTGGCCGTATTCGTACACGTGTGCGTGTCGTTGCAAGATGATTGCGAATGTATCATCAAGGTCAATGCCTTTTTCTGTTAGTAGATTTGTGATGTAGTTTTTGAACATGTGGTTGCCTTTCGTGGTTGCTTGCTTATGTATTTATAATATCAAAGCCGTTCCGTTCTGTCAATACTTTTTTGCACATGTTTTACACAGGTCAATAGTGGTGCTTTTTCAGTGGTGTTTGCTATAATCATGCACAGGCAGGGGATTGCGTGGTTGCGCCCCTGCTTTTCTTATTCATTGAAAAATATTGCATAGCTAGGTATGATTGTATGTACGGCAGTCACACGTCAGAAACGTGATTGCCACAATTAAAATGCATCGCAAGTGAGGGTAAATACTTGTATTATTTGTTGTGGTTGGGTACAATAATAGTATTCTGACGTGTGGCAAATAAACTCTTAAACACCCGAACTCGCAACGGGTGTTTTTTAATTGCTTGTGGGCAAGGGTTCAACGTACCCACCGTGGCAAGTAAAAATGAACACGGCACACATCATTTTGTTGACATTCAGATTTGAAAGTAAACAGAATGACCACAATCGTTGACATAGGCTAGGCGTATGGCTTGTTATACGTCCACTGCACTGCATGGCATCATGGGTTCTTTAACAACACGGGTTATAATAGTTTCATGCAAAAGTGTTCATACGGTAAATGCAAGAATGAAGTCAAATGGCGGTTTTCACCTGACATTGATGTTTCTGGTTTGCTTGCGTGTGATGACCACCTTGAAACAGTCAGAATGGCGTATGTTACGTTGATGACTGGTAATGAAGAACTATGTCTTGAGTTATTGAATCGTAAGAGTGAAATAAAAAAAGACAACCCCACAAACGCACACTGACCGCATGTAATTCATACGTTATGCAGGTAGTGTGCATCATGATAGGTTGCCTCTGGTGTTCAACACAAAAAAACAGGGGTTTATTTGACGTGGTAAAATGAAGTCATAAAGGAGCCACGCAGATGACAAAAGATTTAAGTACCGAACTAAAAATTGAATATCGCAAAGTTGCTGATTTGAAAGAATGGGACAAAAACCCACGTTCAATCAATGCTGATGCATTCGAGCGATTACAACAGCAAATTCAAAAGCACGGCATGTACAAACCGTTAATCGTTGACCAAAATGGCGTGATTATCGGTGGTAACATGCGTTTCAAAGCACTGAAATCATTGAAAGTTGAAAAGGTGAGTGTGATTGTACACCACTGCAAAGACGATACAGAACGTATTGAAATTGCACTATCAGACAATGACCGTGCCGGTTACTACAATGAAACAGAGCTTGCCGAACTGGTGCAACTCAACGAAATTGACAGTGAATTGTATTCAATCGACCTGACTGAATCAAAAACCATTGAAGAAATCGTGAATGCTGAACCTGCAGATGTCACCGACAATAAAGAGGTTGATGCAGAATCATTGCTGAACAGTGACAAAACCCATACATGCCCGCACTGTGGGTTTGAATTTACTGCACAGGAAGAAAAAGAAGCCAAGCAAGAAGAAGACTGACATGCACCGATTCAACCACGAATGGACAAAGCATGATTACCCTGAATCTCATGGTGTGCAGGTGTTCACAACGTTTTCTTGTGGTGGTGGGTCAACAATGGGGTACAAATTAGCTGGGTATGATGTGATTGCCGCCAATGACATTGATAAGCGAATGCGTGACGTGTATTTGCGTAATCATAAACCGAAATACTACCTGCTGGGGGGGGTACGTGACTTGCTTAACAGTGAGTTACCGCCCGAAATCATGGGTATTGACATCTTGGACGGTTCGCCACCTTGTAGTGTGTTCAGCATGACTGGATTACGTGAAGAAGCGTGGCAGAAACAAAAGAAATTCAAAGAGGGTCAGGCGGCACAAGTGCTTGATGATTTGTTTTTTCAGTTCATTGATTTAGCAGAAAAAGTGCAACCGAAAATCATCATTGCTGAAAACGTCAAAGGTATGTTGATTGGCAATGCACGGTGGTACACACGTGAGGTCGTACGGCGTTTCAAAGCCATTGGGTATGACTGTCAGGTGTTTTTGCTGAATTCTGCACGTATGGGCGTGCCACAAAAGCGTGAACGTGTGTTTTTCGTGGCTCGTAAAACGTCATACGGCTTGCCTGACATCGTTTTGAAGTTCAATGAACCATTGATACCATTCAAGCGTGTTTCACGCTCACACGTGAAGCCATACGCCGAAATAACGCCATTGTATGCAAAGTATTGGGCAAAAGCACCGCAGGGCAAGCCAGTGGGTAAGTTTGATTCAATCAAAAAAATGAAATGGACTGACGTTGCAAACACTATCAATGCCACACGCAGTCATTACCACCCATTTGAAATGCGTGAATTGAATTGGCTCGAAGAAACATTGATTGGTACGTTTCCGACTGACTATGATTACGGCAAAACCCGTCCAACGTATCTTATCGGCATTTCTGTACCGCCTGTGATGATGGCACAAGTTGCGTATGAAGTGCATCGTCAGTGGGTCACACCGTTGCAAGAACAGGGTATAATCAAAAGTGCGGTGTAGAGTTTTGGTGAACTCGGTGGTTTCATACGCCACACACGGCGGGTTCGATTCCCCCCACCGCAACCAAATTTAAGAGTGAGGGTATTTATCATGGCAAAGAAATCAGCACCGAAACGGCTTGCAAAGGGTCCAAAGTCAACCAAGAACCTTAAAGGTGGACTCAAAAAGTATTGGGAAAACAAGAAAAAGCAACAGAGCAAATGACCGAACAGCAAGAAGCTGAAAGTCTAGCCGCATGGTTACGAATACGCAGATTTGACTTTACGCACATACCAAATGAAACAGGTCACTCACCAGAAGCCAAAAGACGTGCCATACGCATGAAACGTGCCGGCACAAGTGCTGGTTTCCCTGATTATTTGATATTTGCACAAGGTAAACGCATTGCAATTGAGCTCAAACGCAATGACAAATCTGCAAAAGCCACACCGAAACAAAAAGCATGGTTAATGGTACTTGCTCGGTTTGGGTTTGAATGTGCCGTGTGTCATGGTCGTGATGAAGCGGTTGAATTTATACAGTCAGTGTTGAACAATAAGGGTACTACCAACGCAACTGAAAGCAATGAGGTTTTTTGATGAATGACACCGAATACAAAGCAGAAAAAGCACGGGTACAAAAGTACCTTGATAAATGGTTCAAAACAATGGGTCTTGGCTGGTTCAGGGTTGATATGGAATGGTCACGTGAGCATGACGGTGAAACCGCCGCACGTACATACAGTTCATGGCAATACAAGACCGCTACAATCACATGGTTTTTGCCACACCTTGCGAATCAAGATGATGACAAAGTTGAAGCCACCGTTGTGCATGAGCTCGTACACGTCTTGTTGAGTGGTATTGCTCAAAACATGGTTGATGATGACGAAACACTATCAAACCAAATCAATGAATACACGACAGAACTTGTCACCAGTGCATTGCTATGGGTGCGTGAGGCTGGACGTGATGACCAACGCAAAGCTGTTGCAGACTTAAAGCGTTCGGTTGCAAAGGCACGAAACAAAACAACCAAATGATGCTAGAATAAAAGTACAACAATTTAATTTGCATAAATAGGAGAAACTATGTCGCAAAAAGATTCTGGTGAAAATACACCAAAAGCTCATGAGCCAATCAAGTTTGAAACCATATACCCGATTCACATTCGTATAAAGGATTCAGCACTAGCGTTTGCCCCTCCAGGTGACCCGATTGTGTTTGAAGAAGATACTGCTACCAAGATTGCGTTATTGGCACACAAGATGAATGAAATCATCATACAAATGCACCGTGTTCAAAAGGCAGTATTCACCAATGTGAAACTTACACAAAGTCAGCAAGCACAGTTCAACGCACTCACACAGGCTGTTGAGGGATTGACGGGGGTTGGTAATGGCAACGGCGAAGAAGAAAACAACCAAAGCTGATACACCTGAAAAGGTATTTGCTTGTGAGCATTGTAAGTTTATTGGTAAGAACGGTGCGGGTCTGAAACGTCATGTGAGTATTAAACACACAGACGTGAAACCGAAGAAGTCAACCAAAGCAAAATCAGCTCAAAAGAAAAGCAAGAAGTTTGACCATGACAAAGCGTTTGCATGGTTTCTTGAAGATGCAACACGTTCATACGGTGACGTTGCAAAGCAGTTCAAAGTGACCAAGCAAGCGATTGAGCGTATAGCCAAAGTTACGCTTGATGACGGTTCATGGTGTACTTGGGCAGAACGTAGGCAGATGTTGGGTGATGAAGCCAGAAAAAAGCTGAGGACGATTACAAAAAAAGCGTGCCGGCTCGTAATGAAGAACACCTTAAACAGTACCGAAATTTGCAAATTGCAACGTCATCAAAAATTGCAATGTTAGCGAATCAAGGTCAGTGGGTAATTAACCCGACTACAAAACAGAAATTCAAGATGCAAGAGTTTGATGCACGACAGCTTGCAGATGCCGCCAAAGCACTGCAAATTGCAATCAATGGTGAACGTGTAATCATGGGTCTTGCAACGTCTGTCGCAACAATACGCCCTGGCGAAAATGAAAAGGGGCAGGGTTGGGGTGAACTTCTTGCAATGGCTATGGAACGTGTAGCGCAAGAGGATTCAGCCAATGGCAAATAGGCTCACGCTCGAACAGGCACAAGCAATCATCAAACAGCGTATACAGTACGTTGAGCGTGGTGAAACTTGGGTCAAAGATATGCTTGATGAGGATTTACAACCATATCAGACCAAGATTTTTCACAGTGTTGCAAAGAATACCCGTACAGCAGTGAAGTCATGTCACGACAGTGGCAAATCATACACAGCATCACGTTTGGCTGGTCAATACCTGTCAACGCACCCAAATTCAATCGTACTCACCACAGCACCGACATTCCGACAGGTTGAAAACATTATCTGGCGCGAGGTTCGTGGTATGTACAACAAAGCCATACAGCCGTTAGGTGGTGAAGAACCGCTTAAAACACGTTGGGAATACAACCCGAACTGGTACGCAATCGGTGTCAGTTCAAAAGACCCAAACGCCATACAGGGTTTTCACTCGAAGTCTGGTGACATTCTGATTATTGTTGATGAGGGTGCAGGTGTCAGTGAATCAACGTTTGAGGGTATTGAAGCGTTGCTTACATCGGGTCATGCAAAGTTGCTTGTTATTGGTAACCCAACATCACTATCAGGCAAGTTTTACCGAATGTTCAAAGACCCAAGCGTGTCAAAAATCACAATCAGTTGTTTCGATACAGGCAATTTCGTTGCAAATAACATCAAAACAATCGAAGATTTGCGTAATTTTGATGAAACAACCATGATTTTGCCATTTCCGTATTTGCTCAACCCGTCATGGGCAAAGCACAAATTGTTTGATTGGGGTGAAGACACGCCAATGTTTCAATCACGTGTTTTGGGTCAATTCCCTGAACAAGACGAAAACACGCTTATTCCGCTCAATTGGCTTGATGCCGCAAGCACTGATGAACGCAAAGAGCTTATCAGCAAAGGTCGTGTTGCATACGGTCATGACATTGCACGTTATGGTAATGACACATCACCGATTGCCAAAAGGTACGGTAATTGGGTTGACAGCATCACAGTGTACAAGCAAGAAGACACCACGCAGACCACAGGGCGTGCAGTTGACCGTTTGCGTGATGAAGTGGGCAACTATTTCATTGACATCACTGGTGGTCTTGGTTCGGGACCGTATGACCGTCTGATTGAATTGAACTGGCCGACTGTATACGGTTTGAACATGAGTGCAAAAGCCATTGACCATGAAACGTATGTGAACTTGCGTGCTGAAATTGCATGGAATGTACGTGATTTATTCAAGCGTGGTGACATTTACATACCTGATGACGATGATTTGAAGTCTGAATTGTCCAACATTCGTTACAAGTTGCACAGTGACGGACGCAGACAAATTGAATCAAAGGAAGAAATCAAGAAACGTTTGAATGGTCGCTCACCTGACCGTGCTGATGCACTGTTCATGGCGTTTGCGAATCCAAGTCAGGGTGAAAAGGGTGCAAACCGTCAACGGCTCGGTACGCACAGCATTTGGAACAATTAAGTGCTATTATAGAGGGGAAATGAAAAGGAGCTTGAAACTATGATTACAACATTGACATTACAAGAAGCAATCAGCCAAGTTTTCGGTCTTAATGACGTGCCTGAATTCCGCACGGTAAAACCATTCAAAGAGGCACGTGAGTGGCTTGACCGTAAAGGCATTGATTACAATTTTGACCGTACAACAGTGCAGAACGGCATTGCTGTTTTTGCGTTTGGTGCAGGTCAACCACAATACACGATTATTGAAAACGATGCTGAAAAGCTGAAAGGTGCAACTATTCATGGCATTCTGTCATTGCGTAGTAAGTCACAGGCACGCCGAATCAAAGAATCGCAAAACGTTGTTGTACAAGGTGACATCAACATTGAAAGTCAAGAAGATGCCGAAAAACTGATTGATGCAATCACTCCTGAAACACCAAAACCAAAGCGTAAAGCACGCAAGGCACGTAGGAGTAAATAATCATGGCACGCCGATTCAGTATCAGTGAAATGTTTGGACGTAATAAAAAGCCTGATTCATTATTTGGCAAAATCACCGCATCACTTTGGGGTGGTAACGTAACCGTTGATTATGCACGTTCAGACTACACGCTGTTTCGTGCGATTTATCATGCCGCCATTATGACAGAGGGTCGTAAATCGGTTGGTGAAGACTTTGTACTTGGTGCAGGGTTTGCAAAGCCAATCATCAATTCAACCACAGGGTTTGCACTTGGTCAGGGGTTCACTGTAGCCATTGACGGTGCTGAAAAAGGTTCACCGTCACAAGTTGCACAAGATGACATAAACCAGTGGATTAAAGAACACATTGATGATTTTTACAACCTCTTGCGTTACGGCTTACGTGAGGGTGATTCGTTTGCTATTCTGCATGATGATTACAGTATTGAGTTTTGTGAACCAAGCACAGTAGAAGTGGTTTATGACCCGACAAACGGTGGTGTAGTTGGTTATGACGTAACTGAAACAGTCAAAAACCCTGATGATGAAAACAGCAAGATTACATACCGCCGATATTACCGGCACGATTCGTACAAAGTCACACAGCAGATTGACAACGGTGCTGAAACCATAGTCATTGAACGTGTGTTTACTGTTGACGGTATTGTTGACTTGAACATGATGACCGAAGAAGAACGGTCTGGTTTCGGTGGGTTCGAACCCGAAGAAATCATACGTGTACCATTGCCGATTGTGCATTATGCGAATGAAATTGAACCGAAGAACATTTACGGTGTGTCTGACCTGCAAAACACTCTTGTGTATTTCAAGGGTTATTCAAAGGTATTGCAAGAAGCCACCAAATCAAACATTTACAATGCAACACCAATACCAGTCATTTCAGGTGATAAGAATGACCAACTGCTTGAGGGTGACGGCTCAAAGAAAAACATTGCATGGGGTCGCAACATGGTTCTATACCTCAAGGGTGACAATGCTGATGCGAAGTTCATGACCGTACCTGACATCATGGGTGACACAGGCAAGTTGCTTGAATATTACTTTTACCTGATTGTGCAAGCATCTGAAACACCAGAATTCATACTTGGTACTGCAATTCAGGGTTCAAAAGCATCTGCACAAGAGCAAATGCCAATCATGGTCAAAAAAGCTGAACGCAAACGTGCTCAGCTGAAATCAGTTTTGCGTGCAATGATTGAATCATACATTTACAAGAAGTTTGTTGCAGGTGACCAAGCATTCTATGAGGTGCATTCACAACAACTTGATTTCAACATATCATTCCCACCAATCGTTGACGTTGACAAGAAACTGACCCTTGAAACAATAAATGCACTGGTTGAACAGGGTATATTGAGTGATACAACTGCACTTGAGCTTGCAAGCATTGAACAGGTTTCAGACGTTGATATTGAAATTGAGCAAGCACGCAAAGATGCCGCATTACGTCAGGCACGTTTGGGTATGTCACCTGATACAGTGAATATTGACGATGAGCTTGATGAACTCGATGATGACGGTAACCCAATCAACAACGATGAGGAATAAACATGGCAACCACGCAAGCACAGTTACGGCGTGAACTGCTGGTTGGTATTCGTGATGCACAGAACGAAATTGACCGACTGATTGCACAACTCAACCGTGATATTGCTCGTGCGGCACGTCAGAACCGCACCAATCAACGAAACTTTGAAAGACAGGTATTGATTGCACTTGGTGCATTTTGGGCGGCATACAGGCTATTACAGCCCGATGTGAATGCACAAGTTGCATCATCAGTGGCCACATATGTTGATAACACTGTGGGAAAGTCATTGTTAAAGGTCGGTGCAAACCAAGAATACTTGAATCAAATTGCCGTACCACCCACTGCACAACGTCCAAAAGGTAATTTGCAGTTACAGCTTGAAGCGGCACACAATCGTGGTGACGTGAAAGAAGAAGCACGTTTGAATAAGCTGGTTGATGCATCAATGCGTACTGATGCAGGTATGGACACCAAAGTTCGTGAAGAATTTTTGAAAGCAATGCGTGCCGGTAAGCCTATCACAATGGAAGAAGCCAAAAAGCGTGCAGGTTCAAGTGCATTGCCGAAATACGGTACTGACAAAGGTGCGGCAGTATTGAAGCGTGTGAATCCATATGACAAAGGTACTATTGAACATCGTATTGTCACACTCAAGCGTGGTAATGAACGTATTGTACGTGCAATGGTGCGACAGGGATTCAAGGACGGTTTGACAGTCAATCAGGTTGCACGCTCGATTCAGAATTACGTGAACCCGATGTCACAAGCTGGTATGCGTTTCACTGCTGGTAATGGCATCAATTACAAAGCTGTTCAGGCTGGTAAAAACTTGCCAAAGGGTGCGATTCGATACAATGCAGTGCGTATTGCACGTACTGAAATGATGCTCACGTATGACCAAGCCATGTACGATTATTACAATGGCAAACCGTGGTCACGTGGCTGGAAGTGGTTATTGAGCAACACACACGCTGGTTATGATGATTGTGACGTGCTTGCAAAGGGTTCACCGTACAAGAAACCACAGGCACGACCACACCCACAATGCACATGTGACCAACAGCCCGACATTATCGGTCTTGATGAATTTGAACGTCTTGTGAAAAACGGCAGTATCAAGTAAGCTAGAAATACAATTAAACGTGTAATCAAATAGGAGTAACTATGTCTGACACGAAGCCAAACCCACAGAAAAATGAAGTGCCTCAAGCACCGAAAATGGTCAAACCCGTAAGCGGTCAGTTTGATAAAACCCGTGCAAAACTCAAGAGCATGGTGAAGAACGACAACCGTAAAAAGGGCAAGAAATAATGTACGAAAAGCCGAAGAAGATTCTTGTTGCCGGCTCAAACGATATGGTGACAGCTCACCAAACGTCCGACAACATGATTGAAATTGGTCGCCTTGACCAGAAAATCATTGTTGATTTCAAGACTGGTTCAGTCATGATTACGTCACCGAAGCACCTGAATGGGAAATCAGTGTGGACTACAATCACTGCAACTGACGGTAAGATTGATGAAGCCGACCTTGAATACAAACCAGAAAAGCCCGTTGCACCTGAGGGCAAAAAACCAAATTTGATGATAATGGTGAACCCGTTGTTGATGATGACGGCAACCCTGTTTACGAAGACGAAGAATAGTCAGACCGTACACACATGCAATAACATGCTCAATTGCACATGAACTGCACATGTTTTGAGCATGTTTGATATTGTGTGTTTTTTACATTTTTGTAGTATGCTAGAAATATGAAAAGATTTGGCTATGAAACACTTGGTGCATCAATATCTGAAATGTCCACAGACGTTGCAGGTGGTGACATTGATATTCAGCTTGATGACCGTGTGAAAAAGTTGGTTGAGCGTGACAAAGACCCAATGTTTGTGACCCTGCAGGTTGCACGTGAGGGTGTTTCTCGTAATGGTCGTTTTTATTCAGCAAAGACCATGCAAGAGATTGCAGACCAGATTAACAGCAAACAACCTGACGGTTACAAAGGTCATCTGACCAAAAAGAACGTGAAACCAAAGCCCCTGATGCTGAAACAATTTGGCTCGGTGCAAAGGTTTCAAAGGACAAAGACGGCAAAACATGCGTGTATGCCAAAGGTTACGTGTTGCCATATGCAACCAAACGCCGAACATACTTGCAGACTGCATTTGACCTTGGCAAGAATGTTGCAGTGTCGATATTCGGTGGTGCCGAAAAAGCAACATACAATTCAAAGCAAAAAGCCTATGACATTGAGGGTTTAACACTCGAATCAGTTGATTGGGCACGTCCAGGGTCAGAGGGTATTCCGAATGATGGTACACTTATATTGACCACAGAAATGATAAATAATAACCCAAAGGAGGGTGATGACATGACGTTAGAAGAAGCACTAAAATCAGCAAAAGCCGAAGATTTGCGAACTCACAACCCAACGCTTGTGAGCGAAATTGAAAGCAATGCAACCAAAGACAAAATTGATATTTCTGAAATGACCGCAGTTCAAGAAGCTGTTGGTGCTGAATCTGCTGATAAGGCAGTTGAAGCCATTGCAGAAATGAAAACCAAGCTGAACGGTTTTGAGCTCAACGCAGAGGTTGATGCACGTGTTCAGGTCAAATCAGCACGCCAAGTTATTCGTAAAATGGCATTGTCTGAAATGAAAGCTGACGAATCAGCAAAAGACGCTGTTGAAAGGGTCTTGCAAACTGACCAAGCAAAAGCTATCATAAAAGAGATGACGGGTACGCCAAAGGTGAATCCGACAAATGACGACAGAAGTCAGCCAACCGCACGTAAATTTACGACAGCGCGTAGATAATAAAATAATAATCTGAAAGGATTTGCATCATGGCAAATACTCGTAGAACAGACGGCAAAGCGGTACAACTCGTTGCACCCGTTGCTGTTGAAGCCGGCGAACCTGTTTTGATTAACGGTTGGCATGGCGTTGCTGTTCGTGGCACCCAAGCAGGTGACCTCGTAGCAGTAGAAGTTGAAGCATCAGTACATGAGCTTGAACTAGCTTCTGGCGCAACAGGCGCAGAAGTAGGTGACATCGTATATATTCACGGTGACACAGAGGGTGAAGATGTTGCCCTCAACTTAACCGCAACAGGCGGTGTGGCATTCGCCAAAATTGTCGAGGTCGATGACGACAATGAACTAATCGTGCTTGGTCGATTGCTTGAAAATCGTCCTGATGCAACGTCTTAAGGGAGGACAGTAAAATGATTTCAGTAGCAGAAATGTCACGAAAATCGCTCGACTTCATTCGTGAAGAGCGTGCAAAAAGTGCTGGTTTTGCCCTTGAGTGGGCAGACGGTGTAAGCATTGAAGAAATGATTACATCTGACCAAGGTTCGCAAGAACTGGTTGACCAAGTTACTTTTGACCTGTACGAAGGTGCAGAAGAAGTTGAACTCACTTATAAGCAGTTCTATAACACTATCACTGATGCAAACCTACCAGAGATTGTGCCATTGCGAAGTGGCGACAGCCTACAGGTTGTGTTCTTGCAACACGTTGAGGGTGGCGAAATCCAGTTTGGTGCATTTGCACCTGGTGAACGGGTAACCGTTGAAATTCTTACTTGGGCAACTGCATTCCAGTTCACAGAAGAATTTGTGCTTTACAACAAAACGTGGGAAATGAGCGAAAACGCCCGTGCAGTTGGACGTGCCCACAACATCATTCGTAACCACTTGGGTCTTGGACCTATTGCACTTGGCAATTACGTTACGACTGGTGGTGGCCTACAAGCCCAAAAAGCCGCTCAAAAGGCTGGTACAGCACAACTTGTTGCTTACAACACAAGTGCCCAAGTTTCATTGAAGCGTGGTCTGCAAGTGCTACCAAAAGCAAACAAGATTCTGGTCAACTCGTTTGATTACGAAACTGTGCTTGAAGCCATTGCATCTGACGTATTTGACAACAACAGTGCGCTCAAGGGTTCACTATCACGCCGCATTAAGGCTGATGACGTTGTTGCGTATGACGGTGCAGAAGTAACCGTTGGTAAGCGTACTTACACTTATGACGGTGTAACCCCAGGCTATGCACACCTTGTTGTTGCAAAATCTGGCAACTTCCGTGAGCTTGTGAAGCATGAACTGCTTGTTGATAGTGACAACAAAGACCTTAGCCGTCTTGTTCTTGACCAAACTGTTGCACGTGTCCGACTCGGTGTTTACGCCGCAATCGGTGGTGAAGCTGGTGCAGTCAAGGTTGACATTACAGCCTAGCACGCAATAAAAGCGACAATCAGGGGGTCTATATGACCCTCTTTTTGTTTGCTATAATGAAATCACATCAAATAATAATTGGGAGTAAACCAAGATGAGTGAAACGACAACTACACTAGAGTTTGACCCACGTGCAAAGCGTGGTGAGCTCGAAGAATTAGCAATCAATAATGGTCTTGTGTCTGCAAAGACATACGCAAACAAGCCGGCAGTCATTGAAGCACTTGAAAAAGTGCAAGCTGGTGGTGATGCATCAGAAATTGATGCTGAATACAAGCAAGAAGTTGAAGACAATGGCGAACCGTCACAAGATGACCCGTCAACAACGCCACCTGACGTTTCTGTGACTGAAAACGATGATGAACCCACACCACCAGAAACAACGCCTGAAACAGCACCAAATGAGCCTACAAAGCCAAAGGGTACTTTCAAGAATAGAAATCAGGGTCACCCGACTGCATTTGATGCAACTGGCCGCCCATTAGTTCGTTAGAGTGGTATAATTAAATAGTTACCCTCCAGTGAGTTGATGCAAAGAACACGCAACGTTTCGGCAGAGCGTGTTTTTTGTTTTGGTGCTACAATAATGGTATGAATCCTATTGAAACTATACGCAATCGAATCGGTGACCAACCAAAGACCGAAATTGAACGGTATGTTGGCAATGGCACTGTGAAATCATTTACTATCAACAACAAGAACCCATATGAATTCTTTGTCACCATTAACGGCGTGCAAAACACTGCATTCACGTATGATGACGAAATTCAAAAGCTGATATTTGAAACTGCACCCGCAAACGCATCAACCATTGAAATCAAATACAAGTATGCGGCATTCACTGATGCAGAAATACAAGCTGTTCTGAATGAATCAGGCGGTGATGTTGACCGTGCAACTGCTGAATCATTACGTCAGGCATTGGGTTCACAATCACGCATGGTGTCATTCCAACACGGTGACCGAAGTGTGAGCATGTCAGACATATTCAAAAACCTCATGGCGTTGCTTAACAGCTATGAAAAGAAAATATCAAACAGTGGTGCAAATACCGGCAGTTCATTTGCTATCGGTACACGCACAATGATGGACGATAAACCACGTAATTGTGAGCCAAACGACATCAGCCGATTATTCATGTAAAGGGGGTGTTCAATGCCAATTTTTGACGATATTCAAAACCAAGCACTTGATATGCTTGTTGATTTTGACCTTGAAAATGGTGCATTGTATCGCTATTCGCCTGGCACAAACGGTGAAAATGACGGTTTTAACAAAGAATTTGCACATAATGCCGTGTTTTTGAAGCAAATCAAGCTATCAATTGCACGTGGTACGACAACAAACGGTTCAGAATACATTGGTACTACCCGTGAAACTGACATTGCTGTTGGTGACATCATTGAAATCGTGAACCCACGTGGCAAAAAACGCCGTTGGACTGTGCAAGGGTTCGAACCAACCGAACAACACACACTGCTTGAACTCGATGAGGTACGAAACAATGGCACGTAGGGGTGGTATACGCATTGATACAAGTCAGGTGACACGCAACCTGAATTCTTTTCGTGATACCACAATTAAACGGTCTGTTGTTGGTATGCAGGTCAAAGTTGCGAATGATGAAAACCGTGCAAAGTCAAACCGTCCGTGGCGTGACCGAACTGGTCAAGCTCGTACGTCAATTATGGGTACGTTTGAAGAAGAAGACGGCGTGATTCGTGGTGCATTGGCAATCGGTGCAGACCACGGTAAGTATCTTGAGCTTGCAAACGGTGGTAATTACGCAATTATCTGGCCGACTGTACTTGAAAACCAACGTGAATTGCTTGAGATTGGCAGAATTGCCATGACATCGTATAGAATATAGATATGGGTAACTTTTTAGCAAACACAATCAAAGTTGAAGAAATCATTGCTGGTGTTGCAAACAAACTGACTGCATCAAGCGTGTTAGTTGCGAAACTTGCCGAATCAACACCTGTGAACAACCCGAATGGTGCAAAAGCACGTAAAAATTCAGTCGTACCAATGACAAAAATCATGGACGAAACAGGGTCACGACCAGTACCACTGATTGGCATTCGTGCCGGCAATATGACCCGTGCAGGGTATCACACGTTTGATGTGTTTGTGTTTATAAGATGCTATACTAGTCTTGACAAGGCTTTTGTTGAAAACAATGAAATCATGTCGCTCATAAATAACTTGCTTGATAATCAATATATCTCTGTTAAGTCAGCCGTTACCGCCGAAATGGTACTAGAACAATTAGGCGGTGAGGAGTATGATGAGGGGTATAAGCTAAATTATCGTGAAGGGCAATTTAGGTTGATGGTAACATAATAATCATGAAAGGAATATAATCATGGAAATCACAGGATTTTACGGTTCAGGTGTACGACACGCTTGGGTCAAAGATGCCGCAGGTGAAGTTGCTGATATTGATGCAATCATCACTGTTGGTGGTGAAAGCGAAAGTGAATCGACTGAAATTCCAGGCGATGACGCTATCAAAGCGACTATTCGTAGCGCAAACAAAATGACAATCACAGTTGAGGGTAACAGCCTATCATTTGATGCACAGGCTATTCTTACTGGTAATACGGTCACACAAACACCTGCTGTTGTGTCACCTGCTTCACCGCAGAGTGCAACAATCGCTGGTGGTACTGACAGTGAATTAAACGCACCATTCGTTGAAATTGGTGGTGTTACTGTTGGTAAGACTGCAAACGGTGAGAACGCTTACCTTGTGCGTACATTCCACAAGTGTCAAGCGGGTCCAGTAAGCACCGAACAGGGCAATGGTTCTGAAACCACTTGGTCATTCGATGCAACTGCATACCCAACCACAACTGACATTGAGGGTGAAGCACTTGCCAGTAAGCGAATTGACAGCCGTACCGTTTACATTGGTGACTTTGTAGACAACGGTGGTGCATACTAAAGTCAACCACAACTAAAGCAACCATAAATCAATTGGGAGTAAACCAAGCCATGAGCGAATTTAACGAACAACCACAAACTGATGCACAGCAAGGGGCAGTTGACCCCTTGCTATTGTTGCAACAAAAGCAAGACCAAATTGCAAACGAAATCAAGGGTGCAACTCAACAAACGAGTGCCGCACAATTCCGCAAAGATACGCAGACCCGTAAAGACGGTGAGTTAATCACACTTTCAAGCGGTCACGTATTGCGTATTGCACGTCCAAGCATCAACGGTCTGATGAAAACAGGTCAGCTACCTACTGAACTATCAAACGCCGCTATTAAGATGCAACAGAGTGACGGCAATAAGCCGATTTCAGCCGATGAAATGAAGAAATACGTTGAATACAATGAGCGTATCATTTCACTGTCAGTGGTATCACCACGCATCGTTGACAATCCAAACTATGACAATGATGAAATCAGCATTGATGACCTTGCTGATGACGAACGAACCGAAGTGTTGCAGTACGTTCAAGGAGGTTTGGACGCACTCATAAAATTTCGTACAGAGCGATAAAGCCTATCTTTTAGACCTGTTATGTCGTAGGTATGGGGGCAGACCAAGTGATTATTATGGTCGTATGAACCCCAACCTACCACATGACCACCCCGACAACATAGGTAAAATGGACGAATATCAAGCCTTTCAGTTCGATTCCGGTATTGCCTCACGTTATAGTGCAGTTGATGCAGACAACAAAAACGAAAGTTTGACTGCAATTCTTAATAGTATCAACGCATTGTTACGTGCATGGGGTGCAAAGGGTGCAAAGCATCAGAAGTACAAACGAACCGTTGAACTCGCCGCAGAGAAACCAAAAGGTGACCTTGCAACGGCAGGTGTCACCAATATGACAGTCACAAAAGTTGTCAGAAAGTGATAAGCTAGAAGCA